CGTAGAATGCACAGAAGACACCATCTTCAGAGGAGAGGTGAAGTTCAGGGATGCCGTGGCACGCATCAAGAAGTATCTGTCTGAAGAGAAATCATTTAATGACGACTACCTCGTCTACCGCGTATGAAAATCCAATACCTGATCCTTGTAGCAGGGATCGTACTCGTAGCAATCCATTACTTCCTCTTTAATTTTTAATCATGTCTGACAAGAAGTACGACAGCGTCCTCATGGGGTACGCAGAAGAGCCTAGGTTTAACGCTGAAGGCAAAATCGAATCGTGGAAAGTGCGATTCAAAGACCACGAGATCAAGGAAATCCTTGACTCTTATGTAACGGCAAAACAATCCGATGGTAAGGGCGGAAACGTCTTCCTCACCATGCGCATCAGCAAGAACGGCAAGCCGTACTGCTCGGTGTACAACCCCAGCAGCGCGGGTGCGGCTGAATCGAAGGCACGAGTGGAGAAGAAGAAGGGTGAAGAAGACCTACCTTTCTAAGTTCTTCGGTCTATACGCTGTGTTAGAGTGGGGGTTGAGGGACATAGAGTTCCTTGGCCCCCATTCGTTTCGGGTGGGTAAGGATGGAAAAAAGATGACGTTCTATGTTCACGAACAAGACCATAGCAACTATTCACTAGACATCCCAGACAGCGAAGAGGAATACTTTATAGTATTCATACCGAACAAGGTAGGAGACAACTGCATCCTGCTATTTGGCAACGATTGCCGTGGCAAGACCATGACTTTTGAAGAACTAGCACCTTTAATTAAAAGGAAATGGAGGATCGAGCAACCACAATCTACTACAACGAACTAATAGTTTCGTACAAGAAATCAGCCAAGGGACAATATTACAAGAAGGAAGTTTGGTGTGTTTCTAGTTCAAACGACATCTTGGATATTCTAGATGAACCACTGGCTATGTCTAGGATGATTTCACAATGCTATCCAAGCACATACAAAGGAGAGAAGAAATTGATTATCAATGACATCGTAAACAGCAAACTGTTATGGAAAAAACCTACGAATACGTAAACAGCCCAGATCACTACAACGACTTCTCCAAGGAGGCGTGGGAGATGATGATCGACATATGGGGTGAGGAGAAGTTTGTCGCATTCTGCGAGATGAATGCGTTCAAGTACAAGATGCGTTTGGGAAGCAAGCCAAACGAGCCTGTAGAAAGGGATCTTGAAAAGGCTAAGTGGTATTTAGACATGGCAAAAAAGTACAGAAAATGAAAGTCACGATATTCAAGAATATCTACTCCACCTCACAGCCACATACCATATGGATGGAGACTGCCCTGAAGCGTATCAAGGATGGTACTAGCAGGGAGACGGTGGAAAAAGTTCGGGCAGGTGAGAAAAACGATAAGATGCTATTGCCTGTAGTATTGTTTAGCGGAGAATTTACTTCCCGTGAAGACGACGCTATTGTGGAACACAGCGGGTACATCGTCCTTGACTTCGATAAGATTGATGTAGATCAATCCAAGGACATCCTAGCAACGGATCAGTATGTGTATTCGTGCTGGGTTTCCCCTTCGGGAAACGGACTCAAGGTATTGGTAAAAATCACCAACCCAGAACGCCACAGGGATCACTTCAGATCATTGAAGAAGTATTTCGATGTGACATATGGGTTGTACGTGGATGAGACTGGGATCAATGAATCAAGGGCTTGCTTTGAATCGTACGATCCTAACATCGTAATCAACGAAGGCAGTGTTTTGTATGGTGGTCTTGCTGGGTCAGTAACAGAACAGGTGGTTACCTCTACGGAAGTCTACACCGACTACATGAAGCTGAACCTAGCGGCTAAGATGATCCGCCAAGCAGAAGATGGGCAGAAGCATCATACACTCTTGAAGGCAGCCAAGCTTTGTGGTGGCTATGTAGGCGTTGGTCGTATGGAGGAGGATGAAGTGGTCAGGGTCTTGTTCCGTGAGATACAGAAACGGGATGTGGATTCTGAAGGCACAGCCCTTGACACGATACGCCAAGGCATCGAATATGGCAGGACTACACCTATCCACGAACTGGTTAGCGACGAGCGTTCTATTGAGCGTGAGATGCGAATCAACGATGGGGATATGTCTTTCATCAGTAGCGACAACAACGACTTCCATCTGATCAATGAGTTTGCAGAGGGGAAGATTAAAATTGGATTGGATACGGGAGATCTTCGGATGGACGAGTACTTCAGGTACAAGAACGAGTTCGTCATCTTCAATGGTCACAGCAACGTAGGTAAGACTACGATGGTTTTGTATCTGATGGTGAACGCTGCAATCCGCCACAACTGGAAGTGGCTGGTGTACAGCAGCGAGAACAGCACGTGGTCACTGAAAGGGACGCTGATGGAGTTCTGTACACAGCGGAAGTTGATTGACATGAACTACGATCAAAGAAAGACAGCGTACAAGTACGTCAACGAGCATTTCACTATCATCAAAAACAACGAGACGTACTCCTATGGCGATTTGATCATGTTCATGGAGAAAACTATGCGATACGACAAGGTGGATGCAGTTTTCATTGATCCCTACAATAGCTTGAAGATATCTATGAAATCAAACAGCATCGGGGTTCACGACTACCACTACGAAGCAGCTTCAGAGTTCCTGACATTCAGCAAAGCCCACAACGTAGCTGTGTGGCTCAATATGCACGCTGTCACAGAAGCCCAACGTAGGAAGGGAGATGATGGCTTACCTGTGGCCCCATACGCTGAGGATACAGAGGGTGGTGGAAAATTTGTGAATCGTGCAGACGGGTTCCTAACCATCCACAGAAAGATCCAGTCTCCTGATCCTGCAATACGCAAAAGCACTGAGATTCATGTACGTAAGGTTCGTGAAGTGAAGACTGGAGGACAGCCCACACCTATCGATGAACCGCTATTGTTTCACATAAATTCCACAATGACAGGTTTTGCATCAAGCAACACTTTAGGTGGATTGTTCCAACCCATTACAAATCAGTTTGATGTGTATCGTGAGTTCGACAAAAATATATAATTTGACTTTCAACGAAAAAGTCTGTAACTTTGCCCAATGCCAAGGCACAGCAATCGTGCGAAGCCACGTGCAGGGTCCCAAACCCCAGCACGGGCGGCAGCACGCAAAAGAGAACTCGGCAGATACAAATCCTCCCTAGAAAAGTATTGTGCTGACAGGTTATCTGAATTGGGGATAAGTTTTGCCTACGAGGAAGTGGAATTCACGCTTCAAGAAGGGTTCAATTATGAGGGTGAATACTGGAAGATGACCCCCAAGGGAAAGGAACTGCTTAACAAAACTGGGAATGCGGTCTTGCCGATTAAGTATACCCCAGACTTTGTAGGGAGGGACCACAACTGGATCATTGAGACAAAGGGGTATACACCTTCACAGCATACGTTTCCACTTAGATGGAAGCTGTTCTTAAATTATCTTTACAAAGAAGATAAACCGCTTCCAGCATTATTTATCCCAAAGAATAAGTTCCAAGTAGACGAGTGTATAAATATTATAAAGGATTTAATTAGGAATGGACAGATTTAGGTTATCTAGCATGTACTTCTTGTCTACATCTAGGATCTGCGATGAAGCTGAAGAACTATATGAAAAGCTTCATGAAATAAACGGGAGCGCAAATATTGACAAGGACAAGGTTCTTGATAGCATCAAGAGATTCAAGTCCTCTGTGGCTATAGAAACTGATTTAATTAAAGAATCCCTGAATGAGTACCTGGAGACACAAGGTAAAGCAGGGTTATAACAGGTCTTTTGCAAGCCAAAACAGATTCATAAACAGTTGTCTTGCATTGGGGTTTGAGACACTCCCAGCAAGCATACAGGATGACGTTAATCGACACGTAGACGTTTGGATCACATACCAAGGTAGAGGGCCTTGGGGCGTGGACGTAAAAGAAAACATGAACGTCAACTTTATATGGATCGAATTCACCAATGTGATTGGGAATAAGGGATGGATTTATGGGGATGCAGAAATAATTGCCATAGACATCCCAGAACTGTGTGGCTTTGCTATAGTAGACCGATTAGATCTGCTAGATTACGGCTTAAATAACGTACAAGATGTGTTCGTTCATAAAAGAGACGATGCATACAAGAAGAAGTACACGAGATCTGGAAGGAAAGATGTAATCTCTTACATTAACTTACACGATCTTAGGGGTTTAGAAACCTTCAGGGTTTGGGGTTACTCGGTAGATTTCTGATTATCTTCGCGTCCTTTCCAAAAATATTTTCCTTATGAAAACACAAGATTTGTCCACGATTCCGTGGGGCGAAGTAGGTTACCCCGTGTTCAAAAGAACCTACGCGAGGGCAGTTGAAAACAGAACTGAAGAGTGGCCTGAAACGGTTGAACGTGTTGTCAAAGCGTGCAACGAACAGCTTGGATGTGACTTCTCTGACATCGAAAAAGATGAACTGAGACACATAATGATGTCTCTCAAGGGAACGGTAGCTGGAAGGTTCCTATGGCAGCTTGGCACAGAGACAGTTGACAAGCTTGGACTTCCTTCGCTTCAGAACTGCGCTTTCGTAGTTGTAGACAAACCCATCAGACCATTCACATGGGCATTCGAGATGCTCATGCTAGGAAGTGGTGTCGGATTCAACATCCAAAGAGAAAACGTAGCTGAACTCCCAAGTCCTATGCCAGACGTGACCATCACGCGATTGGACAAGAACGATGCAGACTTCATCGTCCCAGACAGCAGAGAGGGATGGGTGGAACTGCTCAGACGAGTTCTGGAGGCTTCATTTGTTACTGGAAAGGGATTCACCTTCGCCACACATCTCATCCGCTCCAAGGGTTCCCCGATCAAGGGCTTTGGGGGAACGGCATCAGGGCCAGAAGATTTGGTGTGGGGCATGATGGAGATCAACAAGATCCTCAACGCAAAGAATGGCGCACCGCTGTCTTCTGTAGACTGCCTAGACATCATGAACATCATCGGCAGAATCGTGGTGGCTGGCAACGTGAGACGTTCAGCACAGATTGCTATCGGTGATCCAGACGATGTGGAGTACCTGAGCGCTAAGCGCTGGGACCTTGGCAACATCCCAAACTGGAGGGCTATGTCCAACAACAGCGTGGTATGTGGCAACATAAAGAACTTGCACGAATCATTCTGGGATGGATATAGCGGCAACGGAGAACCATATGGGATTATAAACCTGAGTGCTACTCGTCGTATGGGGAGAACTGGCGAGACGCAGTATCCAGATCCAGATGTACAGGGATTCAACCCATGTGCAGAGCAGGGACTTGCCAACTTTGAGACTTGTTGCTTAGCAGAGATCTACCTCCCTAACATAGAGTCTTACGAGGAACTGAAGAAGGTCGCACGTTACCTGTACAGGATCAATAAGCACAGCCTAGCTATCAAGTGTGCCATAAAGGAAACAGAACACATCGTCCACAAGAACATGCGTATGGGGATTGGTGTAACTGGATATCTTCAGGCTACAGAAGAACAGCGTTCATGGCTTTCCGATTGTTATAACTACCTTAGAGAATATGACAAAGAATACTCTCGCCTTGCTGGATTCCCTAGAAGTATTAAGCTCACCACGGTTAAGCCATCTGGAACACTTAGTCTTCTCGCTGGCGTTACACCAGGCGCACATCCTGCCTATAGCCAATTCTACATCAGAAGAGTTAGGATGGCCTCAAATAGCCCTCTTGTTAGAGCAGCAAAGAACGCTGGTTATCCAGTAGAATTTGTCAGAAACTTTGACGGCACAGAGGACCACAGCACAGAGGTGGTAAGCTTCCCATGTAAGTTTCCCCAAGGGACAACTCTAGCCAAGGACATGACTGCCTTGGATCAGCTTGAGGTTATCAAGCGCTTGCAGAAAGAATGGTCAGACAACGCCGTATCCGTGACCATATACTACAGACTAGAAGAACTTGAGGCTATCAAGCAGTGGCTAAAAGAAAACCTTGAAGTAGTGAAGTCTGTTTCTTTCTTGCTGCACAATGATCATGGGTTTGATCAAGCCCCACTGGAGGAGATTACAGAGGAAGAGTACAACAAGATGTCTGCAATGGTGAAACCACTGGTATCAATTGATGGTATCAACTTCGATGATGTTGACATCTCGGATTGTGACACAGGAGCATGTCCCGTGAGATGAAGCCGATATCACAATGCTGGGTAAGCCAGCTACATCACTTTGGAGAAGGGGCATTAGCCCCTTTTCTTTTCCGCAAGCTTGATTTTGCGTTCTTGTTTGAGCATGGCTGCCGTAGGTTCCTTGCCAGACCCTCTGTTGGCTCTTATGTTGTCCCACAAGCCTCTCTTGGAGTACGATCCATCCTTTCTCTTGATAAGCTTCATCTTTATGTGTATAAAACGGTTTGTTTAGCGGCGAGTGTTCTGTATCTTTGTATCGCTAGATGAAAGCATTCTAGTTTGTTGTTTGTTGATATCAAAGGAGGGGGGCCGCAACGGCGGCTCCCCTTTATTTTTTCTTCATGGCTTTCAAGAACTTCTTGGGAGCAATCTTCTTGATGGTGAACTTACCACCCTTTTCAAACGTAGGCATTTCCCCCTGTCTTTTTAAGAACTTTTCTGGGATCTCAATTATATAGTAGGGATATCCTTTTAGATTTTCTTTTGTGAGCGGAACATTTAATTCTTTAGAAAAGAATCTAGCTTGAACCTCGTAATCATTTCTTATCTTTTCTAGAGATGCGTTTACGTCTTCGCCTATTTCTTCACCACTTCTGGGGAAACTTATTGGGGAAGAAGCCTTTCTAACCCTTTCACCATAATCCATTTCTGGTCTCCAATCCTCCACAGTCCTGTAACCCTGAAGAATGGTTGCTGTTTCTTTAGTGGGGATGGCAATCCGTGTTTGACCATTGTTAACGGCGATCTGAAGCGCTTGATAGAGCAGTGTTCTTTGATATGTGTCAACGTCTTTTGTTGACTTTAAAAACGGCGCTTCTAACTCATTAAACTCGCTTTTTGCTCTTTTTGTACCTTGTTCAACCCCCTTTTTACTTATTTGGAATAAGTCAGATTGAGCCTCAAGAAGTTTAAGTGTTTCTGGATCTTCTGGGTCTATGTCTACCCGAATGTGACCCCATGCGCCTGGGCTAGAAGTATCTAACCAGTGTGTTTGTTCTTGAATATTTCCAGATTCTCTTGGACCTCTAAAACCAGCTTGCTTTAAAAGTGTTCCAGCTGAAAGCAAGAATGAAGTTCTACCAACATTAACTTTTTTGGGG